AAGAGTCTAGGTTTTAGGGTTGATTGCATTGCACCAAGCAGTGAGTCTACCAAGCTAAGACCAGAAATAATTAATGATTGGCTAAAGAAAGAATATAAGCATATTGTTGTTTATATGGACAGTGATGTCGCTGGTATAAATGCAATGAAATTTTATGAAGAAACCTATAATTTACCTTTTGTGTACTTACCAAGAGAAAAAGACATTAGTGACATTATAAAAATACATGGCAGAACAACAGCACTTTACGATCTGTATCCTAAACTTCAAAATGCAATTGAGAAATATATAGAAAAAAATCCTTAAGTTTGTTGCTCATCAAAAATTTATGAGCGACTGGATTATTAAATCACCATCAGGACTAGAGCGCACTATTCATAGTGTAGAAGATTTGCCAAATTACAAAGATGCAATAGGCTTTGTATATATGATTACCAATAAACTTACTGGTAAATTTTATATTGGACGTAAAAATCTTTACGCATCCAAAAAGACAAAGATTTCTAAGAAAGAAAAAGTAGAAACAGGTACAAGAAAACAATTCAAGCAGGTAGTTAAAGAATCCAATTGGAAATCCTACTATGGCTCTTGTAAAGAATTGTTAGAAGATATTGACGTTTCTGGCGTACACTTTTTTAAAAGAGAAATAATTGAAGTTTGTTATACTAAAAAGTATCTAGGATATTGTGAAGTAGCTTATCAGATCAAGTATAATGTACTAACAGGCAACAGTTATAATGGCAACATACTTGGAAAATACTTTCCAAGTGATATGTTAAATTGCAAATCTTAATTTTATGAACAAGTATGTGAGTAATGTTCCTCTTTTTGAGAGACTTCAGAAGGAACAAGAATTTTATAATGCAGATTTTTTAATGTCTTACTCAGGTTTAAACAAATTAGCGTTTAGTCCTGCAGCATTTTATATGCATTATGTATTGGGTCAACGAGAAGATTCAATTGACAAGAATATGATTGAGGGGTCTTTAATACATTGTTTATTATTGACACCAGAAAGATTTGACGATAATTTTGTAATTAGCAGTGATGATTTACCAAGTGATAATCCACGTGCTATTTTACATACAGTGTTTAATCACTATAAAGAATTAAAAGCAACAGGAGATAGTCGTGAAAAGTTGGAAGATTTTTCAGCAGCTATACTTGATGTGCTAAAAGATGTCAACTTATATCAGTCTCTTAAAACTGATGGTCAAAGAGTTGACAAAATGATTAACGCTAAACATATAGCGTATTGGGAATATTTGAAGAAAGCAGAAGGACGTACAGTCATTGATGATGATACTTATAACTTTTGTAAAGGAGTTGTAGATAAAATTACTGCTAATGGGTCTGTAATGAATGCAATGGGTTTCTTTGCTGATTCTTTCAACATGATAGAAAAATTTAACGAGTTACAACTTGTTAAGTTTGGTGGCGAATATCCATTTGGATTACGTGGTATTGTAGATAATCTGGTTATTGACAACAACGCAAAAGAAATACGCGTTAATGATTTAAAGAAAACTAGCAGGTCTATCTCTGAGTTCAAAGATAGCATTGACTATTACAAGTATTGGATTCAAGCAGCTATGTACAAAAAGCTGGTAGAGCATGTGTATCTAAGCCAGCCTAAATATACAGATTATAAAATTGTATTTAGGTTTTTGGTAGTAGATCCATTTATGCAAATTGCTCCAATCAGAATTTCTGATACTACCATGAACACATGGACAGAAATGACTGACAAGTTATTGGAAGAAGCAGCTTATCATTTTAAGGAAAAGAATTTTGAGTTGCCTTACAATTTTATTACTAACAATAACGAGCAAGTTTTATGATTAAAGAAATGTATAAGTCTTATTTTCAAAAGTCTTACACTTTCTTATATCCACAACTAGGATTTAAAAGAACAAAAGACCCAAAGCCAAAGAATGTATTTGTTCATTGGCCAGAGGTTTTTTCTATGTCTGATAGAAAATTAGTGTGTATTTATGAAAGAGAAAACAGTAGTGCCTGGAAAGATTTTGAAAGAGACAAACTGTTAAAGCACCATCTATTTGACCAAGTTGTACCATTAGACAATAATGAGATTGCGTATGTATTTGACATGAACCCTATCGCTAGCGATTATGATTTATTTATCAAAGGCAAGTACTCAAAGTTTTCTAATAATGCAAAAAGAAATTTGTCTAATTACTATGGTATACATACTCCTGAATGGGTTTATGTAGAATCATTTATATTTCCTAAAAGGTATTTCAAACACTATGCTAAAATGCTAGAGATTGGCATTGAACAACTTGAAGAAGTTGGAGAATTGTGTGACAAATACAATAAAGAAAAAGAAACATTTACTAACCAAAAACAGAAAAAAGATGCATAACATGATGATTTACAAGTCGAAATGGAATGAGAAAGAAACATTTCGCATGATTCCACTTACAGCAGATTGCCCATATAATGAAGTAATCTTTGACCCTGAACAAAAAGTTCTTGCTATTATTAGTAAAGACAGAAAAGAAAAACCATTAATGTTACCACGTCTTAATGATAAGGGTGATATTATTCCTACAAAGCGACCAAATACTGATCATACTTGGCAAGAGCAAAGAGTAATGATGGAATCTTATTATGAGTATTATCTTGAAGATATGCTAGATATAGAATCTTTTGTAAAACACTTTGGTACAACAGTGCCTGAATATGTAAAAGAAATGCTAAAATGAGACAACGTAAGTTCTGGGTAATGGATTATGAAACCATTGTCAATTGTTTTGTGGCAGTGTATGAATGCTATGGTAGCGATGAACGACATATTTTTGCTGTTGGCAAACACGCCAATGATATGAAAAAATTTGTTGAGTTTTTACTTGAAAGCAGAGAAGCACAAGATTGGCATATGGGTTATAACAATATAAACTTTGACGCGCAGATTACTGAGTTTATACTTGCAAATAAAAATGAGTTTTTAGATGAGACAAGAGATCCAGAGGATTTTGCTGCTAGAATTTATGAGTATGCACAGTATGTGATTAGTAAATCTTCGCGTGGTGAGTTTCTTGATTATCCTGAATTTAAAATGACTATACCTTGTGTGGACATTTTTAGATTGAATCATTGGGACAGCAATGCAAAGCGTACATCTCTGAAATGGACTCAGTTCAGCATGGACTGGGATAATGTTGAAGAGATGCCACATCCTCACTATGAAAGGGTTATTGATAAAGTAACCTGGGATATGGTAATTAGTTATTGCATTAATGACGTGCGTTCTACCAAAGCTATCTTTAATTACAAAGATAAAAAAGGTAACAAAGTCATGGCTTCTCAAATTAATCTACGTGCTAAACTTAGTGCTACTTACAATGTAAACTTGTATTCTGCAAGTGAACCTAAAATCTCTAAAGAAATCTTCTTGCACTTTTTGTCTCAAAAACTTAGTAGAGATAAAAAATCTATCAAAGAAATGAGAACTTATCGTGCAAGTGTTCCTTTAAGAGATATCATTCTGCCATATGTCAAGTTTGAAACTCCTGAGTTTAACGCTGTACACAACTGGTTTAAAAGCTTGGATGTTGATACAGCAATTCTTGAAGAAGAAGATGATGACAAAAGAAAAGGTCCAAAGTACACAATGATGCACAAAGGTGTGCCTACTGTTTATGCATTAGGTGGTATTCATGGTTGTATCAGATCTGGTGTATATGTACCTGAAGCTGGCAAGAAGATAGTAAGTGTGGATGTAACAAGTTTTTATCCCAATCTTGCTATCAAAAACAAATGGGCGCCTGCTCATTTACCTAAAGAAGATTTCTGTGAGTTATATGAATGGTTCTTTGAAGAAAGAAAGAAGTATCCTAAATCTGATCCACTGAATTATTTGTTTAAAATTGTTCTCAACTCTACTTATGGATTGAGCAAGAGCAAACATTCATTCCTGTATGATCCTGAATTAACTTTCAGGATTACAGTGAATGGTCAGTTGCTTTTATCTATGCTGTATGAAATGGTTACTACAAGAATACCAAGTTCTAAACCGCTGATGCAAAACACAGATGGTTTAGAGTTTGAAATCTATGACGAAGATGAAAAACTATTCTTTGAAATATGCAAAGAGTGGGAACAAATGACACAACTTCAACTTGAATCTGTTGAATATAAGAAAATGATAATTGGTGATGTGAATAACTACATCGCAATTACCACTGATGGCAAAGTAAAATGTAAAGGACGTTTTGAATTTGATGAGTTACCTCTTCACAAAAACAAGTCTAACCTTATTGTTACTAAAGCATGGTATGAATATTTTGTAAATGGTGTAGATCCAAAAGACTATCTACAATCTAACAGAAATATTTTTGACTATTGCATTGGTAAGAAGATAAAAGGTAACTGGGCTTTTGTTGAACGTGGTGTTGAGAATCAAAGGTATTATGAACGTAAACTCCAGAAGCTTGTTAGGTATTTTATATCCAAAACAGGTACTAAAGTTTATAAAATCAACACCTCTGATGGCAGAGAAGTACAGGTAGAGAGTGGTCCAATTTATCAAACAATCTTCAACAAGTCTGAAAAGAAATCTTGGGAAGACTACAATGTTGATGAGAAATATTATCTAGATAAAATCTATGATGAGATTGAAAAGATTGAATATGACTCACCTGTTGTCCCTAAAAAAGTTTTACAACAATTAAAATTAGAATTATGAAAAGAACACTTAATGGAATGGATGCATATGCAAGAATGATATCCACGCCTCTTCCTGTAAAAACTGAAACCTATACTCCTATATCACATTCAAGTGTGATTACTCGTATGAG